ACTCGGTGGCTGCCGAGTTGCCTGCGAACCGTCCGCTGTCCGCGAACAGATTGATGGCGAAGTCGGAAAGAAGGTTCCCGCGAGGCCTCTGACGTCTGCGCGTATAGCTGAGGCAGGTCCAGTTTCCTGATGCGTCCGAGGAAAATATTGCTGTGTCCCCTGCCTCGGTCAGGATGTTGTCTGAGCCGGGGAGGATTAGAGAGACCGCATTGTGCGTGATGCTCAATGCGTCGGCAAATTGCACATGCCTCAATCTATTGGCTTGGCTTCCCAGACTCGTGATCGTAGTGGTTCCCGTGATGCGCACACGAGGGGTGTTCGATGCGCCAATATCGCAGGTGGCGGCCGAGGCGACATCTGACGTCGGATAGGCCCCACCGAGAATCGAGACGACATTCCCACCAGAGAGATCGATGAGCCGGTTTGCATCGCCAGTGCGGAACGACAGATCGCGGTTCGCGGACACCACGTCGTCGGTCTTCAGTCTGACGCCGAAGTTTCCGGTTGGGTTCGGTAGGCGATTGAACGACTGGGCGGCGGCGTCGATGGCAACCTCCGCCGAGCCGTGCAGGCTGATCCGGGCGTTGCTGTTGGTGCTCGAATAGACCAGCTCTCGAGTAAGAGTGCTGTCGATGGACGAGTAAACGCCGATGCCTACCTCGAAGTGCAGCCCCTCCCGGATCGTATAGGTGACGGTCGATCCATTCGGGACGGCAGCATTTTGAAAGCTCAGCCAGCCGGGAACGGCCGCGCCGAGAACGAGCGGCCCATCCCCGATCGTGGAGCACGCGACTCTGACGCCGTTGAAGAGCAGCCCCATGATCAGAGACCCGCGTTAGGACCCTGGTCGGTATTCGCTCGCTTCACTCCGGCGTACCAGTCGAGAAGATTTTGCCCGCAGATCTGCTTCTCCTGGCCCCACGCCATGGAGTTGATAACCTTGTCGTTCGCCGTCGGCTGCTGCGACTTGAGCGGCGGCAGGCTCTTCCGGATGCACTTCTCCAGGTGAGGAGGCGGCTCAGGAAGCTGGGGCTTTGCGGAGGGGACCAGACTTGCCACGTTTGGGGTCTTCCAGGTGCTTGGGTCCCAGCCGGTCGAGCACCCCATCAGACAGACAGCGACCATCGTCAAGGCCGCTGCTAGCCCCGCGCAGTGCATCCAGTTCCTCTTTGACGGAATCGAGTTCTGCATTGAGTCTCTCCGTTGTTCCTCGTTCGATGCTCAACAGTTCGCGCGCCGCGAACACCTCGCCCGCTGACTTCTTTCGCTCCTCCTCACGGATCTGCGCTTCCCAGCGGGCATCACACCGACGCTCGCCTTCGGCCCGCAGGTTCCCCTTCCAGTTCTCGACCAGCGTGTGAAAGCCGACGAGCGCGGCGAGGCCGATCAGTGGGATCGTGACAAGGCGGAGCACCCAGCCGCCACCAAAGAGGCTGAGAATGCCCGACAGGGCCGCCATCATGGGATCACCGTCCGAGGTTGAAGCCGCGTACGTAGTCGCGAACGCGAGCGGCAATCACCTTGCCGTGCTTGCGCCAGATGAGCGCCGCCATGACGATGGTGGCAACCCACGCGAGGTTCTTCACGCCCCAGGAAACAGCGCTGATTACCGGGACGAGCGTGCTGTGCAGCGATGGCGCCCAGGAGAAGGCCGACGTGACCGCATCCACGGCGCCAGGGCTGTTCGCCACCTCGTTCGCGACGGTGACGGCAACGACACCACCTGCCAGCTCCCGCGTTCCGTCCGCTTCCCTTACGGTCTCGGAGCCGGCGTCCTTAAGATCTTTCGCGGTTGCGCCTTCGCGATTGGCGTAGACCACGGGTTCGCCAGCGTTGAGCTGATGCCACGTCTTCGAGCCTACGATTTCGTCGGGCTCCATCTCCTCGCCGGTGCGCCGCTTGTGGTCGAGCTTGAAGGCGGCGACAGCGCGCGCCGTGGCCGGGCCGAAGACCTGATCGACGGCGCCCGTACCGTAGTTCAGCTCCTTCAAGCGACGCTGCAGCACCTCGACTTGGCTGCCGTAGGCACCGAGCGCGAGCCCGTCCTCATGGATCTTCTGCCCATCACCGAATAGCGCCACGGCGCGGTCACGCCAGCGCTGGCGGTCAGCGGCGCCGATCGGCTCCATGCTCGAGAACGGGTTTCCCCGGTTGATGGCGTTCCCAATCGCGCGGGTGTACCCCCGATCGGCGAAGGCGCTGCATCCCCGCTTGTTCCAATACCAGAGCGCCACCCTGAGTCCGACTTCCGGCCGCTCGATCAGCTCGGGGCGGTCCTCCAGGGGAAGACCGAGCGCCTCTCCGGCCTCGCGAAAGGCCGCTCGTCCGGTGAGCTGGCAGAACGACGCGCCGCGATAGTTCCACCCGTCATCACCGCCGCGGTTGCCGAGATCGGAGCGGTTCGAATAGGCGAGGTTCGCGAGCTTCCGAGGATCGCGGCCGGCCGCCATGATGCGAGGATCCGCAGCGCCGAGCGGGAAGCGCGACGGCCAAAGCCGCTTCATCTGGTCACCGGTCCATTTCGTGTTTTCTCGGACGATGGTGAGCCCACCAGTCTCGTGCGCGTGCTGGCCGAGCCATTCGCAGAGCCGCGCCGGGCTATTGATCCCCTCGCGCTCCATCTCCTGCCAGCCATTCACCAGCGCGGAGACATACTCCCCCTTTGCCGAGGGAGCGAATTGCTTCAGCTCGGCTTCCGTTAACGCGTCCATTTTCATGATTTAGAACTCGCTCATTACGCGCTGAACTGTCTCGTGCCGCTTGCGAATGATCTCGTCGGCGAGATCTTCGACGCTCAACCCGCGGCGTGCGGCCGGCTCGACAAGAAGCCCCCTGTGGATGGCGCTGCCGTTCTTCGCCTGGATCGCAACCTGATAGGCGATCTCCGCCTTACCCCACGACGAGTCGTCGATCGTCTTTTGCTCCGCGATCACGACCGTCTTCGTGGCCGGGGGTTCAGGCGGCGGGGGAGACGGCTCGACCAAAACTTGCGGCTTCTCTTCGATCACGGGCTCATCCGTCGCTTCGGGATCCGGCAGCGGCGGAAGCTCGTCTGGCTCGAGATCCATTCCGATTCCGAAATCATCATCGGACGGGGAGCTTCCCTCCATTGCCCGGATTGCCGCCCGCCAATCTCCCACCACGGGCCTCTCCGGCTCAGGAAGCGGAAGAGGCGCCGGTTGCCCGATCACCCCCGTGACGTTCGGCTCGTCGCTGGGCACGACAGGAGATTCATGCCTTTGCTCTTCCGCTTCCTGGATTGTCGGCACCGGTTCCGGCGGCCCCACCACCTCGAACGGTGCCATCTCGATCTCCGTCCTCCGGTCCCAGAGGTACGGGAAGTCCGTCTCACTGCACGCCACCCGCCCGAATTCCTCGGTCTCTATGACGGCGGCCGTCTGGCTCTGGTTCGCATATCGGCCAGAGATGAGAGTTGCGAGATAGAGCTCGTTTCCGTGAGCCATTACGCTGCAACCTCCCACACCTCGAGCGAGGCTTTCATCGCGCCGCCGAGCCGCCGCGCTGACGCATTGCCGTTGACGTAGGTTGTCCCAGTCCCGTTGGTGCCGACTCTCACGGTGTACGTCAGCGCCGACGCGCTTCCTGGGCTGTCCACGAAATGGATCGCAATCGGTGTCTCGATGGCCTCGGTTTTAGCGATGGCCGCGCCGACGCAGGTCGATCCGCGGAACACAGCGACGATCGTCTTATTGCCGGATGTCGCGCCGAGCGCCGGGACAAATGCGACGCCACGCACGACGTTGGTCGCGTCTTCGAGAGTGATCGATAGAGATAGGATCTGATCCCCCTCGCTCGCCTGAACGGGGATCGTGTCGTCCTCGGGGATTGCCGTCGTGTGCGATGAATAGGTGGCGTAGCTCGTAGCCACATGCTGCAGTACCGCCCCGGCGGGCCCGACGTCAGGGCGCCTCCATGCCGATCCATTCCAGGTGACCAGGAATCCTTCGTCTTCGAGCCACGCCAGCATCCCAGTTTGGCGCGCGATGAATTGCCAGGACTGACCACCCCAATAAGCGATGTTGCCCGCCTGCCCGCTCCATGCGCCGCTGGGCGAGGTCCCGACGATATAGGTGTTGCCAACAGCGGGAGAGCCCGGAGGAGCGGAGAGATCGCGATCTATGACGGAGAAGTTTCGTCGACTGATGCTCGGGCTGCTCGCCCCAGGCATAGCCGACCATGCGGCGCCGTCGCAGGTAAGAACCGCCCAGCTTCCGAACCCGCTGATGGAAAATTCGGTCTGGCCGTTGATCAGATTAGAACCGGCGCGCACGACACGCACCGTGCCCGCGCCCGCGCACCGAACCACAGCCGCCCATCCGTCGCCCGCGGTGCCCGCCAGCGGCAGTGTGAGCGTGATGGTTGTCCCAGAGACCGGCGCAGCTTCAAGCAATCGAGCGTTGGATGATGCGCTGATGCTCGAATCCGATGCGTATAGAGTCTTTGGTAGGGCGAACGACGCAGATCCCTGCTGCGACCCCGGATCTCCCGGATAATCGTCCTGGCTGAAGACCTGGCTGCCATCCTCCCGGTAGAGGATTTCCTTCACATCTCCGGTGGTCAGGTAGACCGGGTGCGGAAGGCGGCCGGAGGCGTCGAGCTCGATCTCTTCCGGGTGGGCATTGGAGAGGTCTGGATCAGTGTAGACGGTAGCGGTGTCACTGGTCCCCGCATCGAAGTAGATGAGATAGCCGTTGAGAAGAGGCAGACCGTCGTTATCAAAAAACTGCTCTCCCTTCTTGCGGAACAGCGTGCTCATCGTCCCCCCTCGATCATGCCGTCAACCAGGCCAGCCAACTGCCCCTCGCGAAGTCCTAGAAGCTCCTGCGATATCACCCCCAACCGGTAGACGTGACGCTTCCACTCGACCGACTGCGGTCCCTTGTCGATCAAGTTGGAGGCTCCCTTGAGCCATTGGCCGAAGCGCTTCGACGCGAGAAGGCGCGCGGCCGCCTCCGCACCTATGGCGGACTGAATGGCAACGGGGATGTTGAGATAGCCGAGCAGGCCGAAAACAATGTTTCCGGGCCTAGCGAGGCGGGTCACGTCAATGTTGTAGCCATCGCGCGCGACGTTTGTGTACGCCTCCAGCCGCCCGCCGACGCGCGCCAGACGGTCAAGAGCCTGCCCGAACTCCTGCGACGCACCTTGGAACATTACGCGCCGGGCGTCGGGCGAGAGAGAACGATAGGATTTCAGAAAGCCCTCGAGGCCCCCTTCTGCCATGCGGTGAAGCAGCGCGCCGGTTGCGGTGAGGCGATCACCCTTGTCATCGACCACGCGGTAAAAGGCGCGGAGCTGATCGATGTTGCCGCCGCGCTGCGTGGTCTTCACCAGCGTGTCGATTGCCTGAACCGGATTGATGTTCTCACCAAAGACCTTGGCCAGAGAGGACCTGAGACCGAGGTATTCCTGATACCCGCGATCCACTTCAGATCTCTGCCGCGCAGAGATGTGACCTCCCCCCGCCTCGCGTGCCGCCACGATGTCGTCGTTGTAAGCCTTGTAGAAGCGGGCCAGCATTGCCTCATCGGCCCCGCGTGGAGCGCCTGGCTGTCCAGCCCGGCCAGCGTCGGCCATCTCACGGCCGATCTCTGTGCGGTTCAGGTGCATCCCGCGCACGGCCGGCGCGAACTGATGCGATGCTCGACGATCAGACAGATAGACCAGATGATCCGTTACCTCATCGCCGAGGCGCGGGCGGAGATAATCAATCAGGTCTTGGCGGATGCGTCCGTTCTCGTCGAAAATCTGGCCCTTATATCCGGGCAGCTTGCCAGCCGATCGCGCCTCGGCGGCGATGCTCTCAAGTAGCGCGGTTGTGTTTGTTCCGGTTGATGGATTTGACTTGGTCTCTCGCGCGCCGAGCGCGTTGCGCTGGATCTTGGGCGTGTTCAGATCGACCGCCCGATAGGCCGCATCGAACTCCGTGGGGTAGCTCTCACCAGAACGGCCCGGCACGAACGGCTCGCTCGCCCGGGCGCGGCGCTCCGCCAAATCCTGCGCCTGCTTGGCCTCCGCTTCTGCTTGGAGACGCGCGGTCTCTTTCCGCGCATCTTCCTGGGCTTGGCGCTCGAGCTGACGTGTGCGGGCCGCTGCCCCCTGCTCAGCGGTCGGGCGAACCGCCTCAACGGCCTCGTTTCTCAGACGCTCCGTTTCGGCCAGGGCCGCGTCATCCGCCATGATGCGCGCCTGCTCGTTGGCGAGTCTGACGCGCTCGTTCTCCGCTTCTACGGCCTTGATGTAATTTTCGCGCTGCTTCTCCTCGGAAGCACTGCGCTCTTTGGCGATGCGTTCAGCAGCCTTCGCTTCGGCCTGGGCGATTTCTCGCTCCATTGCCGCAATCTGATTCTTGGCCTTTCCGATTGCCGCGCTGCGGTTGCGTACCTGAGCAAATCGAGCAGCCAACTGGTCGGTTAAGCGCCTATCCTCAGCTATGCGATCTGCTGCCTTCAGGTATTCCCTCGCTTGATTTTCCCCGCGAAAACCACGCGATGCGAATTTTGCCGCGGCCCTCCTGTAGCCGCTCTCCGTGCTGGCGTCTGGCTGGCCGTTGGGCCAATATTCGAGCGGTTCAGAGACCTTCGAGTTGAGGAAGCCGCGCGGCCTTAATGCGAAGTTTCCGTGGCTGCTCCATTCATCTACTTCAAAACCGGCGCGCTCAATATCGTCCGCAAGCTTTGTCTGTTCCTCCGCGAACGCTCTGGCCTCCGGCTCGAACCGAGCCTTCATCTGGTCAAGCTCCGCGCGCCGCGCCTCGATCTCAGCGTTCACGCGGGGAGCCGCATCAGGCTGGCGGAAATCCTCCATCCGGACCGGACGCAACTGCTCATCTGGGGGGTACTTCGGCGCCACCGGAGGCACGCCTTCTCGAACCGTATTGAGGTAGGCGTCGGGCGTGATCGGCGTCACCGGCTTCGGCGCCACCGGCTGAACCTTGACCGGTTCGGGCTTGTAACCAGGATCGGGCGCCACGCCTGAGATATCCTGCAACTGCTCGCGAGACATCGTGTCCACTGTCTCTTTCGGAACCGATCGCTCAGTGAGCTGGCGTCTCAGGAAGGATTGCTGCTGCTCGCCAGCCTCGGCGGGCGTTCGGACGCCACCGGCAGCGGCGAGCTCGTCTTGGATCCTCCCCTCCAGAGCTTCTATGGATTGGCGCGCGCCGCTGCGGAGGGACGAGCCGAATACCGTTCCCGCAAGGCCCGTCGCTGTCCCCTCCACAAGGCCGCTGTCGGAAAGCGCAGGCGAGAACTCCGGCACTCCCGATTCCCGGAAATCATCCACGATAGGAGCCGTTCGATCGGCTCGGGCCTGTGCCCGTCTGGCGCCCGCCGCGCGAACCGCTTGCACACCGGAGAGGCCCGTGTGGAGCCCAAGCGCGATGGCGGGGCCTGCCACCAAGCCCTCCGCGGCCGCCTCCGGGACTTCCGCTAGGCGGTCCCCCACATCTCCCTCAGTGTCCAGGAACGCATGACCAGCGGCAAACGCGGGACCATACTTCGCGCCGGTCTTCACCGCTTCCTTGGCACCTTCCCAGAACGTAGGCGCTCGTAGCGCGGATCCGGCGATCATCCGAGGAACGCCCATCGCCATGCCGCCAGCAACATCAGCCGCGACGCCAGCCGCGCCACCGGTGTTCTCGCGCATGGTGTCTAGGTCGGCTTGTTCCGCAGCCCAGTTCTCGTTGAAGCGGTCGCCGAAACTTCCCCGCTTGAACGGGGTCTCGATGATTGTTTGGAGACCAGCCGCCAGCTCGTCGGAACCGCCGAGGGTCAGCGAGTGGATCGCGCGCCGGGCATGTCCAGGCTCGCCCATCCGTTCACGCAACTGCTTGCGACCCTCATAGGACTCCCTCATCTCGGGCGTCCAGTCGGCTCGACTGTCCTCGCCAACCAAGCCGCGGCGGCGAGCTTCAGCCAGCAACGCCTTCTTGTTTTCGGGAAGGATGCCTCGGCGCTCAGCCTCCACGAGGAGGTCGATCTTGCTGGTCACGGACCTTCAAGCGCCCGGAGCAGATCGTCGTCTGACATACCCTCGAGGGAATTCCCTGGTGATGCCGTCTTCGGCTTGGCGCTCGCTGCTTGGGTCAGAGCCGCACGCTCAGCGTCATCGTAATCCATGCCTTGCTGCATGGCGCCATAGATTGCGTTCAGCAGATTTTTGATGCGGCCCGTCCTGATCTGGATCGTCTCCGAGCGGTCATCCCACTGCGGTTTGTTGATCGAAAGAAAGCGCTCCATCTCCCGGTTCGTCGTCTGCTTGCCGCTCATCGCGTAGACGGCGCCGAGAGCGGCCATCTCGAAATCCTCATACGCGCGGCCAGCATCTCCGTATCCCCTGGTTCCGGCGGCGGCCCCCAGATAGCTCGAGTTCAGCAGCACCTTCTCCGCATCGTCCAGACGAGAGACCATGGCGCCGACGGCTTTCTCCATTTGCGGATCAACGGCCTTCATCGTCCGAGCAACCGGCACCTGAGTCACCTGGCCGTCCTGTCCGCGCTGCCACACGAAGCCTCTCTTCGGCTCACCGTATGTCTTCTTGAACTCCGCGTTTTGGGCGTCCCTGATTTTGTCGTCGCGCGTGACCCCAAGTGTTCTGTCGCGCTCGCTCGGCTCGAACTCGTCGCCGCCGGCCGTCGCGCTCTCTGCCTGGGCCAAGACCACATTCCGCTCATTGAAAGGAACCGGCCGGCCGAACACCGCATTGATCACGCCGGAATTCTGCTGCCACTGTTCAGGTGTCGTGCTGTCGCGCATGAGCTTGATGGCGGAGAGCGCATCTTTCCGGTTCCGCGAAAGCGATCTGCTGTCAATCTCCTGTCGGCGGATATCGATTTCCTGCTGGCGCATGTCGTCATCACGCCGTTGGTTCGCCGCAGCAGATCGGTCCTTGAACGACGATACCTCCGAAAGCGCCGCCTGATACCCAGTTCTCGGATCGTCATACTCCGGTCCGATCTCATACCCAGCCGCGCGAAGGCGCCCGAGGTGATGCTTCCAGTCGTCGGCGAAGGTCGAACTGCTGGGGTCCAGCGTCGTCATCATGTTCGAGACGTAGGATCGCGCCTTCGCGTCAGAATCAGCCTTTGCCTTGGCCTCTCGATCGGCCGACGCGGCCTGCCTATTTGATGCAGAAATCGCGCGATCCTCTTCCGTGTGCTGCATCCGGCGGAGCTCGTTCCCGGTCCTCACGTCTCCACCACGGTAGGCCGCGCGCGACGCTCCCTTGAGGTCGTTTCCGCTCATCATCTGGCCGACTTCATCCTGAAGGCGACGCTGGCGCAGAGCTTCGAAGCCTTCAGCCATGGGCGATAGGTCAAGGTTGGGCTTCTTGACGTGCATCGCATACATGGGGACGTAATAGGGGGAGCCCATCAGAGCGACGCGATCACTTTTGCCGCGCCACCAATGAGCCCGGCCAAATCACCCAAGGTGAACCGGCTGTTCGCCGTCTGCTCCGCCTCGTTGAGCGCGATGTTCGCCTTCATACCCCCCTCACCGAAGTAGCTCGACGCCAATTCGCTTCCGGTTCGAAATTCGAGATCAGCCGTCGAGCGCGCTGCCTCGTTGCCTCTCGACGACAAGCGCTCGTACCGGTCCATGGTCGAGTTCCAGTCGTCAGAAAGCATCCCGTGACCGTAGTCCCGCAATTCTTTCAGAGCGCGCCCCGAGTACAGTGCCCCCTTGGCGTTCATCCGAGATTCGATGTTCTTGTTCCCCGCGTCCAGCTTCGCTTGGAACCCAGGGCTCGTCTCGTAGTTGGCGAACGCATCCCGCTGGGCATCGGCCCCACGCAGACCGATATGGGACTCGTAGGCTTCCAGGGCGCGTTCGCCGGACTGAAGCTGCGGCTCGAGATATTTCTTTGCGCTCTCGGAATACTGCTTGGTGATGTTCCGGCCGGACTCGTAAGCGGTGCCGAGTTCCGTGCGGGCGCGGTTCGCTCCTCGCTTGATGTCCTTCCGGCTGCCACTGCCGAGCAGGTCTCCGAAGAAGCCCATGGCCTACCTCTGCGTTTCTCGGATTGCTGTGATTTGCAGGTTCTGAAACCGCTTCATGACCGTCTCGATCTGCGCGATGAACCTGTGGTAGGGCTCCTCAAGGAACCCGGTCTTCGGATCGACCGCGCGGCCATCCTTCGGCATCGGCGTGACAGGCATGACGTCCAGAATCTCCGCATTGTCGGGCGAGATCGGAGGAGCGGGGAAGTCGGTTTCCCTCCCCTGCACCCAATGGCCTAGCTGCCAATTCGGACCATCCCCCCACACATCTTCACGCTCGGGGAAGTCCGGATAGGGACGCGCATCCCAGCAGTAGACGTAGATCCTGCTCTGATCCAACATCTCCCCGCCGTAGACATCCGAGATCGGGTTCTGCTCCGGAGTCGCCCACCAAAGATGATGCGCAGCGATGTAGCGGCGCTGAATGAGATCGTCCCGCACTCCAGTTGAGAAGTATGGGAAAAAGCTCTCCGAGCTCTTCGGATCGATGAAGACGTTGGGCTGGTTCGTCCCCTTGTCCACCGCCGGGCAACCGATCTCTGTGAACCAGATCGGCTTCGATTGCGGCACCCAGACCGTCTGGAAGCCCGGCCACGCCCAATCCGGCCTGTTGTGGTGGTAGTTCTCCCACCATCCCCGAATGTCCTTGTACCGGAACTCCCAAGAGGTGATCGGCGACCGGACCTGGTTGATGCGGTCAGCATCGGACGCATAGTAGAAATCGTATCCCTCACCGCCCTGTACGTTCGAGAGGAGATAGCCGAGATCGTAGATGTTCGGGTGGAGATCCTCATCGATCCCGGTCACGCCGCGCCAGTCCGAGAGCGGCCAGTAATTGTCGATTCCGATCGCGTCTATGTCGGGCGACATCCAGAGCGCGTCGAGATGAAAATCAAGGCCGCCCTCCGGCACCTGATACGGCGTGAACTCCGACCAGTCCGACGCATAGGTGATCTTCGCTCCGGGAAGCTTTGCCTTCGCGTAGGCAGCCAGTCCGATGAGACATTCCACGAAGGGGTGAGCACCATTCTGGTCTCTAACCCATGTGACGCCACGCATCTCCGTGCCGATGATAAACGCATCGACGCCGCCGGCGGATGCGCAGAGGTCAGCATAGTGCTTGATCATCGGCTCATACTGAGCCGCGAATGAATTGAGCTGCGTGCGCGCCGTTGCGGTCTTGTCAACGGTCCCAGGCTGACCTGGAGCCGGATGGCACGTGATGCGCCCACGCCATGGGTAGGGCGGCTGCGAAGCTCCACCGTACGGATTTTGCAGGCTGTTTCCTGCAGGCACGTCCATCAGGATAAACGGGTAGAAGGTGACCTTCAGCCCGCGCCGGTTCATTTCCTGAATGCAGCGGACCACGCTGGCGTCAGTCGGCGTGCCGCCGTAGGCGAGCGCGAACAGACCTGGCTCGATCTCGATCTCGGAGATCAGATGGCCGTTATAATCGTCTCCCGGAGCAGTGGGATCGAGATAGTCACCAACGCGCCATGCAGCGGGCCGGATCTCGCCGCGAGTTCTGTGAGTCGATGAGCCGGGCAGGATTTTGCACTCGCCGGCCCGAAGGTCAGTCCCGAACCAGCTCACGACGAGTGAGACGTTCTCGATATTCGGGAAACGCTCCTGCAATTGGTCCAGAGCCACAACGACATCGGTCGGTCCAGACGGTGGCGTGGAAGACCAGTTCGTCGGAGGACCCTGGTTGACCAGATTGAAAGAACCACCGAACACCCACTCGCCTTCTTCGTCGAAGCCTCTGACGTAGACGGGAGCCGTGTCATAGACGAAATCCCCAGAGCCGGGGATCATGATGATTGAGCGCACCATGGGCTCGATGGGTCCATAGGCTTGCTCGACGAGCTCAATCTCCGGCTCGATCTCCTCCAGCGAGGCCAGATAGTCCGAGATCTCTCGAAGGAATTGCCCCGCGTTGTCGATGGCGGACCCGATATGCGGCATGTTCGGAACCTTGACCACTATCGGCTCACCCTTCTGATCTTCGCCTTGACGCCCAAAAGGCAGCGAGCCACCGCCGCCGAAATGGAAAGCTCCCAGGTCCGGCCGGAGCCGCTGGATTGGCCGAGGTCGTCGAAGACGAGTTGCGTGCCGGTGATGCCCTGTCGCCCGACCGATCCACGATATTCGTTCGACCAGGTGCGCCCGCCATCGTCAGAGTAACGAAGCATGAGATGCGGATCCTTCGCCTCATCTTCTGCCTGCGAATCCCCAACGCCTGTGTTCACGTCGAAGGCCAGCTCTTTCCACTGGATCGAGTTCGGGAAATCGTGACTGATCGGGCTGCGTATTTTCCAGATCAGGGGATCAGTCCCATCCTTCTGATAGTCGGCGTCCAGCGTGTAGAGCTTCCCGGAAAACGCATCCCCGATGACGACATGGTTCCCGAACCTACATGAGCAGGACGCCCGCCATCTGTCGCGGCCCACGCTCCTCAGCTCGTGCCATTTGTTGGTGGTCAGATCCAGCCGCCACGTAAACGACGGGGACGACAGCTCGTAGAACGAATGACCGCCCTTCTCGATGACCAGCGCGGAAAGCGTGCTCTTGTCCTTCAGGGCCTCGATCGAGCGCTCTACGTCGTGATGCGAAATCCGAACGGCCCGGTAATTGACGCCACGGCGAACCGTGCAATCATCAGCCACCCAAACCACATCTTCATCGACAACTCGAGCGGTCGCAGGCGACACGCAGCCCTTGTCGATCGAGACACCGGGAATCCGCTCGAACGGAAAGAGGTTGTTGCCGCTGTTGGCGTGTACCTCGACGGATTTTTCACCGGGCAACCAGAGTTCGCCGCGGCGGCGCAAGGAAGCCACCAGACGGTCGGGAAGGCTTTCGGTCGATCCGATGTCGAGCGCGGAGTAATCGCCACCATCGTCAACCGCAGAAATGATGTAACGGCCCGCGCTCTGGTCGTTGGCCACCCATGCAAAATAGCCATCGATATAACTGACCGGTCCCACCGAAGGCGGGAAGTCTTCATCCATGATTTGGATGACCTGATCCTCGACCAGAAGATACCCGACGCCGCCGGCCGACAACGCCACCTGCGGCTGCTCGGTGCGCCGATTGCGGTCCATCCAAACGCCACCAGCGGCGGGGATGGCGCCGATCTCCTGAACCGCGCTTCCCTCCGTCATTCGGCCGACGAGGTTGCCCGAGACGACATAAAGGAACGATCCGGCAGGGAAGATGCCCCGAATGGGACCGCTGCCAAATTCGGAGTAGGGACGAAGACCATCCACGCAGTAGATCGGGAGCGGCGTCTTGCCTTCCTCGCCCGCCTCCTCCACGAAGGCGTTCATCAGCATGGCCGTGCCGTCGATCCCGTACCGGCCTTTCCGAGACTGGACGGCGAACTTCAGGGGGACATCTTCCAGCCTCGCCATCAGCAGCTACCCGGAATATCGAATCTCGACTTCGGGATATTGAAGAACTCCTTCCGCAGCGCGGCCCAGCCGTCGTTCACGTCGCGGGCAAGCTTGGGAGTCACGGCTTCCGGTGCATAGTCGTCGGAAATCCGATGCGCCAGGATGGCGATGACACCCTGATTGTGATGCTCCCCCAGAGGGAAGGGATCGTTTAGCGTCAGGGCGGTGTGGGTATAGCTCAATCCTCTGTTGGTGAAGGCGTGCATGAGGCTGTTCAGAGCTTCGAGAACGTCTCTGGCAAGATCGGCATCGACAGACTGCTTGTTGCCGATCTTGCCGATCCGCCGAAGTGCTCCAACGCAGATATCACGCGCTGTCGTTGGCACGTGCGTTCTCGATCTCGCGCTTCAGACGGCGCGCGCCCCAGCGTTGATCAACGTCGATGCCGAGATCCACTGCCTCCTTGCGGAGCGCCTCGAGATCTGCGTTAGGCGTCTCGTCGGCGGTTGCCAAGGCGTCGGCCTTTAGCATGTTCTCGACGGATGTCGCTCTTGAATGCTCAGCGGGTTGAACCTTTCGGTCTCCTGCGGGGGCAGGCCAGCCGGAATACTTATCGCTCATGCCACGTCCTTTCGCGCTTCACTCCCGCCCGGTTGGGCGAGAAGATGCCGATGAAAATTTCCCTTCCAGACCTCGCCATCAGCGTTGTGATGGTCCAAGTCGAGATCAGGGATCACCCAGATTTCACCGCCGAGGGATCGCCACCTCCGAGAAAACGCATAGTCCTCTCCCCACCAGACGCCGCGGTACGCACCGTGATTGAACAGATCGACGCAGAAACCTTCCTCTTCGTTTCCGATGACCAATTCCGGGTGCGCTTCGAACAGAGCACGGAACACCCGACGCGTGAGCTTCAGGAACCCGGCCGGAACCGTCTCGGCCAGCAGACACCCATCGGCTCTGACAATCGGCCTGCCGTCCTTTCCAGACACGAGCGCGCCCATGTAGCTCTCAGCCCCAGGCGACTTGAAGCGGTAGGTGCCGGCGACAACGTCACCTTCCGTCTCGATGAGCTTCAGCAGATCAGACGGCTTCCATGAAACGTCATGATCGATGAAGACCACGACATCAGCTCCCCACTCCAGCGCTTTCCTGGCCATCTTGGCGCGGGCGAAGCTGATGTACGGGTTTGCGATCTCATAGACCGCGCCGTGATCCCATCCGGCCCCGCCAATCAGAGGCACGGATGCCTCGAGACTGGCGAGCATGGGCCGGAGGGGCTTTCCTGTGGTCGGCGTGCAGAACGCTACCCGCACTAGCTTCCCTTCCAGATGCCGAGGGCTGCGAGGGTGTTCATCACCTCGAGCAGAGCGGCATGGGTGGATGAGGTGTAGGCGGACGCCGACACCAGAGAAGTGGCCTGCGCGCCGCCCGACCTCTGCACGATTGGCGTCTTCCCGTAGAACCCAATCTTGTCGGTAGCGGTTTGGCCGAAGCTCTGACCGTCGATATTGCCGTCGGAATGCTCTTTGACTGCCATGGTCCTCTCCTTTCTCTACGATCAGCCGGTTGCAGAGCAGCGAAGGCCGAGTTGCGGATCCGGCACCGTCCATCCAGCCAGAAGGTCGAGACGCCATGCGCTGGTGTCGTTGGTGCCGTCGTAGACCGGGATGACGCGGACAGAGAGGCCCTTCAGCGTCTCGCGCGCGACCTCGACAGCACCCGGCGGTTTCACCATCGGCACCACACAGAGCGCGATCGCGTTCTTGTGGTAGGCGAGATTCTGTCGGTACTGGCCATTCGCCGCGCCCACCAGCGTGATTGCGTTGTCGTCCATGTCGGACGTGAATTCGCAATTCTGGTGAGGACCGGACGTGATGATCGGCGGCTCGATCGAGATCACGGTCTCGTTCGCCGAGTTGGCATTGGCCTGAATGTCGCCGCGGACGACAAACTGCATGAGAATGTCAGTGCGCTGCTTCGTTCTCGGATTCACCATGTAGCAGTCGGCGATGGTGAAGACAGTTCCCTTCGTGATGGTAGAGCTGTTGTCCCAGCCATCGGTTGAAAGGTCCTGATAGAAGGTGTCCTTGACGTCCTTGTAGTCCTTGTTCTGGCTCGCGCCCCGAACAGCAGGCGTGGTGTTGTCAGCCGTTCCGTTAGTGTGGACCGGAGTGACCTGCGTCGAATAGGTGTCGACGCCGCCGAGCATGCCCAATGCGCCTTCGCGGTATGCCTCCTTGTTCACGCCCTGAATGAAGAGGCCGGTCTGTGATCCGACCATAGACCAATTGTCTCGTGTCGACAGAATGGCCTTCCGATCAGTCGGGACGACGCCGAGATCATCAAGCCGCTCCGGCATCTTCGAGAAGTCTTCGAACGAATCGAGCTTCGTTCCGGTGACGCCGACCCAGTTGTTGAACCGCACGTAGCTGTCGGCGAGGATGTCTGCCACCAGCACGTTCACGATGTTGGTCATCGCAGGCTTGATCACGCGCTCCGATATGTCCTCGATACGAAGCGTCAGCTCCTGGGACGAGAAGCGGAAATCATGGCCATAGACCTTGTTGACGGTCAGAGGCACCTTGCCTTCGATCACGTCCTTCACCTGCATCACCGAGCCTTTGCGAGGCCGGGGGTCATGCGGGCGGCGGATCGAGATCGTCTCGCCAACCTCGTAGCCGTGCACTTTCTTCGCGAACTCATCTTCATGAGCCCGGTAGAAGGTTTCGAGCGCACCGAGGTTGTTGTCCAGCATCGCGAGAGACTCTTTCGCGATGATGTCGGTCGTCAAAACGCGTTGGTCGGACATAGCGGCCTACCTACTTCTTCTTGCCGCGCGTCTTCGTCCAGTCGGAATACTCCGCCATCGACATCTTCGACGGATCGAGGATTGCCGCTGTGGAGCCGCCCTGGACAGTGCGCGGCGGATCGGTTGCAGATGTGACCCTCTTCGGCTGCGTCGCCGTTAGCCTTCCGGCCAGGCGTCCGAGCTCGATCAGGGCCTCTTGTTTCGGGAGCTGGGCAATGCGGTGCGACTCGCCCTGGTTTTTGGCGAGGAAGTAGGCGACGGCAGGCCCTCCGGGGATGGTGCGCATCTCGCGCATGATGTTTCCAGGAAGCTTCACTGCGTCGGAATAAACGACCGAATCGAAATCTGCGATCGTTGAGGAATACTCCTCGACGGAGGCTTCCCAGATTTCGTTCTCCGCGCGCGCCATCTCTCGGCTGACAGCCTCGGCATCCGCTCTCGCGTGTCTGGCCTCGGTCTGCTTCACCGTGTTGTCGATGAGCGCGGCGTGATATTCGGCGTCACTCTTGAAATCGAGAGGATTGAGCTGGCGAGCTGACCCGATCTTGCGGATCAAATCCTGAGACCTCGCGAGCTGTCGCTGTGAATCCCGCAGCTTGGCGGTCAGCGACCCAATCTTCTTGTCGTACCTTGATTGCTCAGGCTTCGGCGCGTCCTTTGCGGCGTCCGCGGTGCCGTCTTTCGGAAGCTGCCCATCAGGCTGCTTGGCGACCTCTGTTTGTAACTGGCCCGCATCGGTCGAGAGCGCGGGTGCCGGTTGGATCGTGGCAGCAGAAGGCGCAGCCTCCGCTGAAGCGGTGACGGTATCGTTCACAGCCGTTTCCTCATGAAAAAACCCGCCTTTCGGCGGGTGGTGGCGCAGTTTCCTGCGAGATCAGTCCTTGAAGCGCTTATCCATGATGATCTTCATCTCACGGCGGAAGCGCTTCCAATCCTGGTAGATGCCCACCAGGAATACGCGAAAGCGGGCGATCATCTGTGGCCGATGCCACCCCTCGATCTGTATCTTCCGGTTGCCTCCGGCGGGACCGGAGCTCCAGGGTTCCGAATGGTCGCGGCCGGACCCCACGGCGTATCGCCAGCCTGAGAACCGTAGACCGGATCAGCCTCGTCGCCAGCGGGCGCCTCGTAATCGTTTCCGTACTGCGAAGGAAGGCCGAGCCGATAGGAAAGGCTTTCGATCGCCTCGATCCCTCCATCCGTGCCAGCCATCGGGCTCTTCTGCGCGGCCTCGATCAGAGACTTGAAGTCCTGGTTCTGGATCGCACTCTGTGCATCGAATCCGGTCTCCAGGGCCATCTCCGTGACCAGCTCGAGATTACGCTGGATGTCCTGAACGTCGGCTTCGTCCTGATCGGGCTGCGCCTCATCCCCCGGATAGAACTGCGCCAGTTGGGACCCGGAAGGCATTCCGCCCTGCTCCGGCGGCGCCTTGAGAGACTTCCCGCTCATCATCATTCCTGCGCTCCATTCCCTCGGCCCGTCATCCGGTCGAGCATTGCTCCGATGTCTTCACGCTGCGCCTTCGCGCGCGCCAATTCCGCATCAGCCTGCTTTTTGTCGGCCGATGCCTGTTTTTCCGCGATCTCCGCCTCTGCGCCGGCCTCTGCCATGGGATCGGGCTCCGCGGGCTCTCCGAGCACCTGCGGCGGCAAGCTGTTCCGAATGCGCTCGGCGAACTTCTCGGCGCCGGGCCAGGTCTGTGCCTCTGCCACAAGATCGGCCGTGATCTCCGCCACGCCCGGCACCATCGACAGGAATTCGGTCATACCCTCTGCGGCTTCCTCGCGGCGCGTGGCCGTCGAAGCACCGATGGAAATCACCATCTCGTATCGGCCGGCGGACAGGTCGTTGACCAACACCTGCTCGCCCTCATCGTTGTAGGCCACCGCGTTGATCGGAACGAACTGCTCTTTCTCGTCCGCATCCAGAATTCTGACCGTGCGCTGCGTGTCGTAGATCTTCGGAATGAGGTCCACGAAGATGTCGCCCGCGCGCTGAAGAGAAATCTCGAGATTGTCGGCATATTGGAAATTCGCCAACTCGCTCTGGCTCTTTCTCGCGTTGATCGCCCGGCCGGAAATCTCGTTCGACTTATTGCCAAGGCTCGCGTCGTAGACGTTCATCGTCGCCTTGATCTCGTCCGCGGATATGTCTCCTTCCTGCCAGAGCGCAGCAGGAGCCTCCGGAGGCCGCTCCCGGTACGGCCTCTCCTGCGGGTTCGCTGGGTTCCCCTTGTAGGGCAGGTAGGGAAGTGGCTCGGTGTTCGCCCGATCCCAATAGTCCTTGTATTCCTCGATCAGATCGACGTTGACCGTCCACGGGCTCTTGGGACTTTGGCCGATCCATTCCGCCGCCGTCGAGCGCCAGAAATTGTACATCCGCTGCGGATCGATGGCGTGCCGGACCATCCCGTACCGGTAGACGCTATCCTCAAGCGGGGTTTCTCCGCCGATAACCGGAACAACCGGAATGAACAGGCCCGGCCACTTCACCTCTTCGGTCAGTTGCTCGTTGCCGTTCACGAGACACTGGTAGACGCAGTGGCTCACGACCTCTCTCTCCCGAACCACCTTGAGATCACGCGGCAGAAACTTCGCCTGCGAGAGATCTATGATCGTGCCGTCCTCGAGCAATCCGATTTTCTTCTTCTCGGGGACCATCCGCCAATATTCGGCGACCGCCACCATCTCCCGTTTGCGCCAGAGGAACTTGCTGTTGTTCGCGAACGTGAACCCCGTGAAGTCCGCCTTCGAAGCCTTCGGAAATTGCTCCTTGAAGGCGTCCACCGACATGTACTCGACCACCAGGCACTTCTTGGCGTCGCTGCGATCAGGCTTTTTCGCGCCTGCCTCCCAGAGCACCGAGAAGGGGTTCCCGATGAGCTCGACCGCTAGCTCCTGGTCGAAAGTCTCTCCCGCCGCATACTGCGTTTTGATGCGAAAATGGCCAATACCGCACGCCGCCGCGTGGCCGGCCGCTACCGCATAGCACCACGGTGCGCGCGACTTGTTCTGAACGTAGCGCGCGACGCCGCCGAGCACATCTGCCGTGCCCTTGTTGGCGTTCTTGTCCACCGCCGTAACCTTCACGACGGCAGTCGCCTGCCGAATGTCGTTCACGATCTGGTTCACCGGCTGCACGAGGCGGTTGATCGTGATGACAGGTCGCCCGTTGTCACGGCGCTGCTGAAGATCCTTCGCATCCCATTGGGCATCTCCGCCCTTCAGGAACATCAGATCGCGAAGGCCGTCGATCCGGTTATCGTAGTCCCAGTTCACGGCAGCGTCGGCATCGTGGACGGCTTGCCTTACGATGTCGTTGGCCTCCGAGACGGTATCGGCCATCAGCCCATCCACCCCGCGCCCGGAACTCTACGGAACGGCGACGCGAATTTCTTCTTCTTCACCTTCACGACATCAGGGAACAGGTCCGTCAGCGCCCACACAAGACCGTCAACCCGATCCTTCAATGTTCCGTCTCCCTCATCCAGGTTCGTGAATGCGCACATCTGATCTTCAAGGACTGGAAACGTCCCGACATGGCTGATCCGGCCCTGCTCGTAGAGCGCCGCAATCGGCTCCGCCCGCGTAACCTTGCCTCGAGAGGCGGTCACAAGGGTGATCGGCACCGTGTCTCTCACGCTCTGGATCACGAACCTCACCATGTCGCCGCCGTTGTTCTGCTCGGCAATGATCCGGTCCGCGAAATTCTTGTCATAGGCCGCCACCGCCCGGCGGCCCCACTCGTTCGGACCCTCGAAAGTCGACCAGTCGTCCATCACATACCCGCGGCCATCTACGCCGAGGCCCACCACAAGGATGCCGGTCTCCGCACCCCTGTCGTCGCGCTGGTTTTCCTTGGCCTTGCCCGCAGGATCCACTCCAACGACCACCCTTCTCATTTCCGGGATCCTCTTCAGATCCCGCCGGTGCTCGTCGATCACGCTCCGCCGCCACAAAGCGTTCGGGATGTCTTCCAAAATCTCCGCCGACAGCTCCTGCCGGCCCAGCCTCGTCCCCTCGTACCGCGTCCGGATCTGCTGCAGAAAGCTGTCCGCAAGGTTCTCCGCGTTCTCGAAGGTGGACCCCCGCGTAATCGCCGTTTTCTGGTCCCTCACCAACATCTTGATCAGAGGGATAGGCCGAGGTGTCGTCGTCACCACCGCCCTGGGGTGATTTCCAAGCCTCAACCCGAACTGCAGCATGTCCCAGCATTCCTGGGGGTATTTGTATTTCGCGAGCTCATCCACCCACGCCGCATCAAACTGCGGCCCACGCAACTGGTCAGGCTCGGTGCCGTTGTAAATCGTCGCCAGAGCCCCGTTCGGCCATGTCAGCGTGTTCTTCGACGGCGAGTAGACCGGACGAAAGTCCTTCGGGTGAACCGCCAGCAACCCGCTGTCGCCATTCACGAGAACGTCTCTCGCGTCCTTCGCTGTCTCCGCGATGATCGCCACGCGCCCGCAGCCGCCCTTCGCCAGCGGTGTGCCTCCGCAAACCTGGTCTCTCAGCCACTCCGCACCCGTCCGGGTCTTCCCGAACCCTCGGCCGGCCAGGATCAGCCACGTATTCCACGGCGCCCCGTCATTCCCGCACTCCGGCGGCAACTGAGACGGCCGCGCCCAATGCGGCCAGTGGAATAGAAATCGCTCGAGGTCTTCGGGTGACAGCCCTGCTAACGCCTTCGCCCGCTCCCCCTCAGGAAGCTGCGCGAGATCGTCTACCAGACCCACTGGATCGCAGATCGAAAGGACTACGACCGTACATCGGCCGACGCGGCGGAACAGGTTTCGGCGCCGGCTTCTTCTCCACCGGTCGCGTCTCCGCCAACACAAACGGCGCCAGCGCAAGCATCGGCACCGCCTTGGTCAGAAATGTTCTTCGGCTGATCACGACGGCTGAACGGTCTACCACGCCACCTTCCGTCGCTCTCCGATGCCGCGATTATCCGATGCTGAACACGCGCCAAGCCGCTCACGACCAAATGCGTGTCGTCAAGCATCGAGTATTGCGTCAGCGTCGTTCCCGCAGGTGTCGTCGCGACAACCGCCACAGAGACAATCTCTCCGCGCTCCGCACGCTCAAGGAACTCCCGCAAAACCTTGACGGCTTCCCGCTGGCAGCAAGCATCGTGCGTTCTCGGCACAAGCTCCAGGACAGGGGATGACGGAGGGAGGGTCATGTGCGCGAGGCTGGGATGAGAGTTGGGGTGTCCGAAGCCACCCCCTTTTCATCCTCCCCCAACATACCCCCCCCATTCGCGGACAATTGCTTTGCCCGTTTTGCCAGCCGGTCAGACAGAGCCGCCATCGTTGCGGCCGAGTGATCTACGTGCACATTCACGTTGGTCACCCCTACCTGCTGGGGCTCGTCCCCATACATCCCCCTATTGCACTTGCCTGCATACCAGCGCCGAGCATCGAACTTGATACGGGCCTTCTGCGGGTCGGGCTCCAGGTCCACGATGGCAATGCACTCATCAGCGATCACGTCTGCACGGCTTTCGCGTGCGCGGGCGTACAGGGTCGAGAGGGTTGCGGAGCGTATCCGCCACCTTGAGAACTGGCAGCGTGCGGCCTCAGCGTCGCTGTCTTCCGTTCTCCCTGTGATCCTCCCGCATATGACCTTGAGGGTATCGGAGGAGACTGCGAGCTCGTCACAGATGGCAATTGCGAGACGGGCATTGTCGGGGCCGATGTCGAGGGCAACGCGATCTTCGATGGACAGGGGAGCGCTTTTAGGGGGTGAAGGATTGGGAGAGATGATCTCGACCGCCTGATTACTCAACGCTTGCTGTCCTTCCTCTTCGCTGTGTCCTGAGTGATCAGCCACTCAATGTAATTGGCGAGCGAGCGCGCATCCTCAGACGCATTGCGCTCTGCCTGCTTCTTCAGACCCAAAGTCGTCCGAACCTGGATCAGCTCTGTTTTGATCTCTTTCGCCATGACTGCATGTGTAATGCAGGCCGATAGCGTTTGTCATCACGAATTCGTGATTGGCGACGGAATGCAATCTGCATTACGTTTACATCACATCAGCAAGACAAACACATGCTGATTAGACAAAGAGGAGACATCACCATGAAACGCGCAATCGCTTCGAACCTTATCGCTATCGCTCTCACCGGCTCGGTCATCGGTTTGGCCATGCCGGCCGAACGTTCCCATGCCGCAGACGCCTGCCGCACGCTGTCGGCTGACACGTGCATTGCTGACATCGGCTGCAAGTGGAAGCCCGAAGAGACGTGGACGCGAGCCGCTGACGGCAAGACGCGGACCGTCAAGGCCCGCTGCTCATACGACGCCAAGGCTGCCCGCCAGATCGTCCAGACGATGCTCGCGCAGAAGAACTAGCCACAAGGCCGGAGTGCTCCCCTGCGCTCCGGCCTTGCTGTCCCCACACTGAGGAGACGCTGCCATGCAGATCACCATCACATGGACGAACAACAACCCGAACACGATCTGGAATCAGCTCGCCAAGAAGCTTGGGCGCGAACCGACGAACGAGGAGGCCGCCGCCGAGGTGAGGCGCATCCTTCGAACGCCGAGATAGCTGCGGGCGGTCTTCTCCTCCTGCCCGTAGCTCCCCCGGACCGGCTGGCCAATGGTCCCGCGTATGGCTGGCCGGTCCACCCAAATCAAGCTAGATAATCTGATGAGCACAGGAGACTACCATGTGGACAATGGACAACACCGAGGGTTTCACCCAGGACCAATTGGACCTCATCAACGAGGTGCTTCCAGAGTTGATCGCTGACGGGGTGGACCAGAGCAACGCGAACGACCTGATCAACAACGCGTGGCATGACGGCATCAGGACGGCTGATGACCTGCGCAAGGCGATAGGCCGGCCTACCGGCTGATGAAGGCGGCTGACGCCGGTCAGCCTCCGAGCTTTTGGGCGAGCCACGCGCCGACAATGAGCGCAGTTACCATCAGCGAAATCATGACCATCCGATCCGGCCACGTCATGCCTGCCGCTACGTCGTTGACGGCCCGCATCACAGGGCCGGGACCACGGCCGCCACGTTCTGCGCGATCTTGATAGAGCCCGTGAGGAGGAGCGCCAGGTATGGGAGGAGGATGGCCACCAGCACCTTGAGCCAACCCGCCGTGCCGATCGGACTGGCGTGCGCTTGGCCGGCCACCTCGGCTGTTAGCCCGTCCACCTGCATCTGAAGGCCGGCCCACGCCTGATAGTTCCGCTCCCGATCGTACTGCGCGCCGAGCCGAACGATCTCCTCTAACCGCGTCAATCGCTCTCTCAAGCTCTGAATGTCTTGATCCGTTGACGCGCTCACGTGGTCCATCAGCCAGCATCATCCTGCCGATCCTCGTCCTGTCGGGGGCTCAACATCATCGCGAATGCAGCAGCGATCAGCGCGCAGATGCCGAGCACCAACACGAGCAGACCGAACACCGCAGCGCCCATTGAAGCCCCCAAAAAGAAAAGCCGCCGGGCAAATGCTCCAGCGGCTCGCAAATTCTTCAGCGTGCCTAACTGATGGCACTTTCCGTTAAACCCGTCAACTAACCAGGTCGCAACCGGTCGGTGATGTAGCCGTAGTGTTGCGCCAAATGCCATGTCGCGGTCTGCACCGTCCGCATTGCCGCCGCCGTCGCTTGCGGTTTGTTCAAGATCATCAGGACCGAGCGCCCCAATTGCTCGAGCGTTGGCTGTTCCGTCACAAGCTTGACCAGCACTTCAACGGATCGAGGCTCACATACCGCCTTCGCAGCATCAGACGCGCGGCGGAACGCGTCGGCTCGGCGCTCCTCTGGGCACAGCAGATCGCTGGCCAGCTGGGATAGGGGCGTGCCGCCGCCGGATGCCCGCTCACCATAGCGGCACAGCAGCACGGATGATTTAGACGCCTCGTTGTAATCGCGCTCGAACTGCCGGAACGCGTTGACCTGCTCCTCCCTGATCTTTCCATCACGAAACATGGTCTCAACCACATCCACGATACGAAACGCTGGCCGCCTCCGCTTTTCGTCCACAACAGGCACGTCGAAGTCAGGTGCGCGGCGAAGCCGCTCCACAGTTGGTCCCAGCAGACTCATGATTTGACCCTCGATCTAAATCCCCAAGTGTTCGGGCCGACCCCGCTCAGCCCGGCCGTGTCAGAACGTGGCGCCGGTTTGCTCGGCGAGCTTCTTGACGGTCTTGGTTGCCTTCTTCGCGCTCGTCTCTGCCGCCTCCCCCAACGGCGTGTCTGCGAGGATGCCGAGCGCCGCGCGCACCTGATCCATTTCCTCCTCACGCTGGCGGATGTCGGCGCGCTCGAGATCATCCATGTTCCGCTCTTTGGCGGCCTTGCGAATGCTGCCTTTGCGGAGGCCGGTCTTCTCCGAGCACTCGGCAACGATCTCCGCAATCTCGTCATCGATTTCCTTTTTGTCGCGGTAGAGCGTCGCGATACGCTCCGTTGCACTATCGAGTTGCTTCTTCTCGTCCTTGTTCATGACGCTTTACTCCAGGAGTTGATGCCGTCTCTCCGTGCTGTCACGCCTGATTGCAGGTGGCGTTCCCCCGCACCCGATCCGCCTCGGGGCTAGCCGCTGGTCCGCCTTAGATACCCGCGCCGCGCTTATTTTCTGCCCGTGCGCGACGCCCTAGCGGGCAGCGCTCAGGGATTAGGCCGCGTGCGTGCCTTCCACGCCGCGTGACATGCGCTCTCGCGTTCGGTCGAAAAGAGCGCCTTGCGCCGACTGAAGATGTCCCAAGGCAACCGCGTTGTAGTCGTTGGCATACGGTCCAGCCTGGAAGTGCTCGAGCCGGTCGATGAGGATCGCCAGCAGGGCCTCATGCGTGATGCCGTTGACACCAGCTTCCGCGATCGGTCCAAGCTGGAACGAGATTTGAAAGGCCCTGCCGTGCGGCGGCGGCGTGACGATCAGGTATTCATGTGACGCGCCTCCAGGCCCCGGCGGGTCGAGCGCTTCCACCAAGAGCTGGTCGTTGACCGGGTTGACCTTGTGGCCGGTAATCTCTCGGCGCGGGTTCGTCATGAGCGCCCCGCCCATCTGCCCGCCGTCACTGTCAGCGATCTGCGTTTGCATTTGATCCATCACGCAAACTCCATGTTAGCCACCAATGCGTCGTTCCAATCCACGTCAATGTCGGGCGGCATCCTCACCTCGACGTGGTAATTCTTGCAGGCAAGCCGATGGGCCAGCGCGTAAGACGCTGCGTGCCCGGAGAAATTCGCATCCGGATCGCCAAAGATCAGGATGTGCTTCGCCGTCGGTGGCGGCTCCCACTTGACCAGGAGCCCATCCGAGAGCGTTGCCCACACCGGCACGTCATGCAGCAGAGACGCGCTCAGAGCGGTTTCTATTCCAGTCGAGACGCCCATGGTCTCAGCGCTCGCCGCGAGCCTCACAGCGCCACCATTGGGCACAGACAGCGGCGCGAGCTTCTTCGGTTTGGGCAGCGCTGCCTTGTTCCCCTGCGCATCGAGGAACGTCAGGTGGAGCGTCCATGCCTTTGCATCAGGCGCGACGAATTTGGATATGAGCGCCGGGTGATGCGTGACGCTCCTGTCGTCGTGAAGATAACCGACACTCGGATGCCAGCGGAGTTGCGACGGGTACGTCGACAGCACGATGCCGCGCTTGCGCAGATACCTCGACGCAGGATCGCCTTCGTTCACAGCGTCCAAAGGACGTGCCTCCATCCAGAGCTTGGACAGCTTCCTGGCACTCGCCTCGTTGTTGCGTTTTGGCGCTTTCTCGATGGGCGCGCGGCCGATCTCCCCCATGATCCATTTCTTGGCGTCAAGAAACTCGATTCCCTTCCGCATCATCACGAGATCGACGCCAGTCTTTGGGCCGCAGACGTTGCAGATCGCGGCGCCGCTGTTGTCGTGGTTCGTCCAGCGCCAGCGATCCGTCCCTTCGCAGAATGGGCATGGGCCGTGCTTGCCTGTCAGGTGCTTCTCGTTGAAGCCGGCCGCCATGAGGATGCCGCGCCACCGGCCACGCGCGAGCTCGTGGATGTCGTCACGCTGCGCCATTACGCTGCCACCCCCGCCTTCGCACGGCCCTTGGCATAGCGGATATCCTTGGCCCTCACGAACTGCCGAATCTCCCACGTCGGCTCTTTCGGAAGCACCTGATCCATCCCGCGCGGCCACACGTCGTAAATCTCGCGGTACGCGTGCGCGACCCACCCGCTCGACCGCCCACGCTCAGCCTGCACAAACAGCAGTTGCGCGTAGACCTCCGCCTTCGGAAGCTCCGCCAGAGCGTCCTTCTTCCGCTTCGGCTTGCCCTTCCCTTTGAACTCCGTCAGCGTCCCATCCTCGACGCTCACCGGCTCGCGCACGGGCATCACGTGGCCGCACTCCCCGCACACCCGCTCACCCACGGGCATCAGCGCGACGCAGGACGGGCAGCACGACGGCAGCGGAGTTTCCTTCTCGCGCGCCTTCCCCGCGACAGATTTCTTCGGCGTGCCATCGTCCAGCTCGTCGTGATCGATGTCGGTCACAAACCCGAGCCGCTGATGCGTGTCGGAGTGGTCGAAGATCAGCAGGTCGGACTTTCCGTCCGCAGTCCGCAGGCCGCGACCGATCATCTGCACGAACAGGATCTCACTCTTCGTCGGCCTGGCGAGCGAGATGCACCGCACGTCCCAATCGATGCCCGTCGTCAACGTGCCGATGTTGACCACGACCTTGACGTGGCCGGCGGCGAGAGACCGGCCGATAGCGTCGCGCTCGGTGCGCGGCGTGTCGGCGTCCACGTAGGCAACACCCACGCCGAACTCTGCAAACCGATCCCGGATCGCTCGAGCGTGCTTGACGCCGGTCGCGAAGCACAGCGTGGGCCGTTCCTCCCCCTTGTCGATCCACGTGCTCACCACGTCTGCCACGAGCTGCGGCTTGTTCATCCGCTCGGCCAACTGCCCCTCGTGGAAATCGCCCGCGATGGTCTTCACGCCGGTGAGATCTGGATGGCTCGGCGCGAACACGCGGAACGGCGAAAGGTAGCCCTGCCGGATAAGCTCCATGAGCGAGATCGATTTCACGAGGCGCTGCCACGTGCGGCCCATGCCCTTCGCCCAGGGGGTTGCTGTGAGGCCGACGAAAATCTTCTCCGGGCTCTCGGCCATCCAGCGGTCGTACACGTCGAAGCGTAGATGGGCCTCATCGACCACGACGACATCGGTGATCGGCAGCTCCCGGCGCGTGAGCGTCTGCGCAGTCGCGACTTGGATCGGTGCGTGCGGGCGCTTCAGCGGGTGATCGGACTGGATCACGCCGATGTCCGCGAGATCTAACCCGTTCTCGCACAGGCGCTCAACGGTCTGATCGACAAGCCCGAGCGACGGAACCGCGAACGTGATCCGTTTAGACCTCTGACGGACGCCGGCCACGATATGGGCGCCGACGACGGTCTTGCCGAAGCCGGTAGGCGCCTGCAGCACCACGCGGCGGGCTCCCGTGCGGAGAGCGTCGCGCAGGCCGTCCAGGGATTGGGCTTGATGAGGGCGGAGAGCTGCCAGGGTCATTGCAGCGCCCTCCGGTCCGGGAGATCGTCCCACGGAGGCGGCAGGTCATCCCAGCACAACATCGGAGGGGGCGCCTTGGGCCACGGCAGCGGCGCTGCTGCCCCATCCTCCTCTAACCTAACCCTTTGACTTACCCCTGGTTGATTATCTGAATCACTTAGGTCTGTTGTTATAGGGGTTTCATTTTGAAACTTAGTCGGACCCCTCTGAACGTCATTGTGATCGATGTTCAAATGGTAGGTTGAGGCGATGCGTTTCCCACGCCGATTGTAGTTCAGGCGAGACGAAACCAGCCCTTTGGAACGTAGTGATTTGAGGTGACGGTAAAGGGTTGTTCGGGTCATCCGCGTTTCTTGGCAGAGCGCGTCCCAGGACACCTTGCAGACACCCTCAGGGCTCGCGGTGCGCACCAACGCGCGAAGCACAGATGATTCCCGGTCTTTCAAGTGGAGACGCTTCAGCCACCGGTAGAGGTGCGCTTTCGCGAAGGTCTTGACGTTGCCACTATTTTCGTGCTGAGAGATTGAACGCATTACTGACACTTCCTTTCTGGCCCGCGCTCACAACGCGGGCCTTTCGTTTACGCGGCTTCCTGAATGTATTGAGAAAGCGTTAATTTCCGCTTCATAACGGAAACTTCTATTTCCTTGGCCAGGATCGACAGAAGCTGATCGCGCTGCGATTCGCGCACTTGGTAGCCGAAACCCCACCGCGCAAGCACCTCGATGCCGTGGGGGGCTAAGCTCTTGCGAAGGAAGCAAACGCGGTTCTTCAGAACCTCAATTGCGCAATGCGGACCGCCATCCGGATCATTTCCATAGAGAGCGCGCAGCAGCTCTTCCGTTGATGCCGAGCCTTGCAGCGCTAAACGCCACGCGATGATGCGTTGGTGCGGAGAAAGCCTCATGCGGCGGTCTCCGATGGCATCAACGGCATGTAGCCGAAATAGACCTTCTCCTGACCTACATCCTGGATGGTCATTCCGATGTTGCGGCCAGCGATGCGGCGGAACGATTCGACGGGCAGCGGCACATCTTTCTGGCGTCGGCAGATGTCGCTGTAGAACTCGTACCACTCGCGCTCGGACAGCGGAGCGCCAGCAACCGGCTTCGCGCATTCGCGGAATACCCACTCGGCCAACTGCCGTTGCCGCGTCAGGGCCTCGAACGAGGCCACAGGAGCGGCGTTTGCCTTTTCTGGGCTCATGAGAGGAGCGGAGTTGAATTTGGGCTCGTTGTCCGAATCTGAGCCCTTGCCGTCGTCCCTAAGCGTCCACCCGAAGAGCAGGAACGCGAGCTTCCAGCACGAGGCTCCCACGACTTCCAAGATGAAGGGCGTCGCCATGGCCAACCCGACGCGCACGGTGCGCTCCGATTGCCCCGTGGCGCCCGCAACCTCGATCACAAATGGATCGGCGCTGTCCTTCGTCGCAGCAGGCGCGGCGGCCAACTCGGCAATCAGGGCGTCCAACTCGTCGTTGAGCTTGTCGGCTTGGCGCGCGGCTGCAAGCTCGCCCTCGAGCGTGCGGTATGCGTCGCAGAATTCTCGCGACGGCTTTGCGGTAGCATTCGCGCATTCGGCGGTCGCCATCCAGCGGCGGTTGGTGCGCTCGGCCGCGAGCAGGCGATCAACGGTGTCGGCGGGGCGGTGCTGGGGGATGCCGGCTAATTGACTTTCGAGGCGAGCTTTACGAGCCTTTTTGTCCGATGCCGTGTCGGCGGTGTGTCCAATCTGAGCAACCTTTTCCTCACGCAATGTCGCGATGTTGGAGGTTCCCATCGCAAAATTGTACGCGAAGAATACCGTCCACAGCACGAGAAGCAGAGCGCGCTGCCCGAGCCTGGATGCCAACCCGGCGCTGACAGCGACGAGCGCGAACAGCAGCGGCCAGAGAGCGAGCAGCCATGGGACGATGGCGCCGCCCGATGCGAGAGCTGCGCGCTCCCACGGATCGTGCTCGTGCGCCCAGCGGATTGCGCCGCTGCCCAACAGGTAGCTGTTGGATGCGAGTGCGATGGATCCGATGAGCGCGAGAGCGGCGCCGACACAATACCGAAAATACATAGACCCCCCGGTCTAGGCCGCCGTTTCGGCGGCGGAGAACAATCCACCCAGAGCAGCAACGCGAACCGTCACCATGACGCCCTCATGAGAGGGATCGGGATCACACCAGTACGGAATGACCGCTTTGACGTATCGCTGGCTGTCGTCTGCAAGCACACGCGCCTCAACCAACGCGTCCTCGATCGCCTTGATGTAGTTGGACGCGTCGCGGCGGCGGCTGTCCTTCGGCGTCAGCGCCAGCTTGATCACGACCGGCTCGCGAAACGTCTCGATGCGCTGCGACCGGATGCGGATGACGGCTTCCTTCCGCCAGAGCTTGTATTGCTTTGTCGGGAAGCGGCGCACGCGGCCCCGTACGGGAGCGTGAGCGAACAGGTTGTTGGCGGAGGGCGGGAACGGGAGCCAGAATTCGAAGGAGGTCATGCCACGCCCCTCCACGGCGCCAGGATACAGCTCCGTATGCGTCGCAAATTGTTGTAGACGACGGATTCAGAGATCCCGACGAGTTGAGCGATGTGGAGGCTGTCGAATCCCTCCAGCCAAAGGACTGCCGCCCGTTGAACCTCCTCATCCGTCATGCCGCTCGCTCCTCATTTGGGGGCGGGAAGAGGTCCGGCCTGTCAGGTCGGATTATGTGTCTCGGAATCCCGGTCACGTCCGAGACCATGGGCACGCGCTCAATAGGGATGCTACCGAGGCGCCGCCACTTGCAGATCGACTGGCTCTTGATGCCGAGCTGGCGCGCCAGAGCGGTATTACCGCCAGCACGATCGATAATCTTCGACACGGGGAGAGGTTTGCTCATGAGGTGTATTGTAGCTCTGGGCTACAGCACTTTCAACCCCCGGCAGAATAGCGGCTATCACCTGGGGCTTATATTGTGCACCGCATGAAAACCCTAGGTGAACGCATGCGGTTTGGGCGAGAAGCAGCAAAGCTCTCGCAATCTGCTTTGGCACGGCTTATTGATGTAAAATCGCAGTCGGTAAACGGCTGGGAACATAATAAGAAAAAGCCGTCTCGCGAAAATCTGGCAAAATTTATTACCGCGACGGGTTGCCCATCGCACTGGCTATTATACGGCGGCCCCTTGCCGGAACAAGACGAGAACGGTAGGTTCGTGCAACCGTTCGGTGGGGGACGCTTCGTGCCGTTGCTGAAAGTAACAGATGCGATATCCGGCGGAGCGCCCGAGGCTGGGGCTCCGAAGATCCATGCGTATTTTCCGTGTGGTGAAAATTCGTACTACTTCATTTTACCCGACAATAGTAATGCCCCTGTTTTTCCAGAAGGAACCGTCTGGATAGTCGATCCTGATTTGGTGCCGACTACAGGAAGAATGGTATTGGCCAGGCATGGTAATCAGCAAGAGCCCATCTTCGGCCGGTTGGAGTACGAAACAACCGCAGCCGGGCGCGTGACGATCATATCTCCTCTCGGGGAGGGGTGGCCGAAGGCGCGCTCAGACCTGGAGCCTGTCGAAATCGTCTCCGTCATGACGGAGAGCATTCGCAGCGGCGGGTAAATCACATGCCAAGCGGATACGAAAAATCCCCTGATTATGGGGGCCCAGATCCATCTTGGCCGGAAATTATCTTCCTGATTTTAGTCGCAATTGCTGGCGCGCTGTTTCTTTTCTGGGTTTACAGCCGGTAACTACATGATTCGCTGAGTGTAACCACAGGCTACAATTCCGCTTGCATTTAACTGTAGCCTGTGGTTACATGATCTCCATCGGGCGGTTGTGCTACCCCGCACTGCCCGGTGCCCCAGCGGTCCCTCCCTAACAGCCGCTGGGGCTTCCCTCTCGAAGGAGGCAGTCATGCGTTACGAGGACCGTTACACCGACGACAGCCACGGCATGGCTGAGCCCGTTACGCTCCTGAAAGAGCGTCCCTCTCCCCGTCTTAAAATCGACAACGGCAGCACGGCGCCGGAGCCGTTTGCGGGTGCGAAGCGCGCCATAGATTTCGAGGATGAGGCGAGCGAGGAAGAACAGCGCGCCTATCTCCAGATGCTTCAGGAAGGCGCCGATGAGCTGGTGCCGTTCATGGTCTACGCGTCGTCCATCCTGACGCGGCTCGCGGCGCGCTCCCAGAACAACGCGCTTCTGGGTCTTGAGCTGAATGAGGCTCTCACCATCGCCCCAAGCGGCTTCCTCGCGCTCACTCACAAGCTCGACGCCAACGTGAGCAACTTCCATCAGGCCCTGGCCGAATTTCGCAAGGCCAGGAAGGCGGCCGAGGCCGCAGAGAAAGCATCGCCGGGACCCTCCCCCTAGACAGCCCCTGTCCCGGCCACTTGGCCGCCGGGTTGCACTTCCCTGCGCCCGGCGGCCCTTTTTCTTCATGATGAATTTCTTCCTGGTGAACCATGGAAACGATTGAATATCGCACCGTCGACAAATCTAGCTGGGGTCCCGGTCCCTGGCATGACGAGCCTGATAAGCGCCAATGGCTTGATGAGGCCACGGGTCTTCCCTGTCTCATTGTCCGCTCTGGCGGAGACCTTGGTCATCTATGCGGGTACGTCGGAGTTCCTGCCGGCCATCCCTCTTATGAAGCCGACTACGAGACCGTGCCTGTAGAGGTACACGGCGGCTTGACCTTCGCGAGCAAGTGCAGCCACGGCGCTGAGGACCGTGCGATTTGCCACAAGGTCGGGCCGGGCGAGCCTGACGATGTGTGGTGGCTCGGCTTCGACTGCGCTCACCTCGGCGACATCTCGCCAGGAATGCGCGCTCGCCGCATCGGCATCAGCTACGGCGGCGAAACGTACAAGGACATCGACTACGTCGCCAATCAGGTGAAGCGCCTCGCTGAGCAGCTTGCGGCGCTAGGTGGCGGCCATGGCTGACGACATCTTCGCCCGGCTCGCCGCGCCCTTCGATCCCGATCAAGTGACGTGGCGCGTTGGCTCCACCAACAAACGGGCATGGGAGAAGGACAACAGCAAGCCCAAGCGCGGAATGGCCTTGGCGTTCATTGACGCGCGCGACGTGATGCGCCGCCTTGATGAGGTTGTTGGTCCCGCGCACTGGCAATGCCGCTACGTGCCGATGCCGAACGGGACATCGTGCTGCGAGATCGGCATCCGGGTCTCGACCGATCCTGTTGAGTGGATCTGGAAGGCGAACGGTGCGGGCGCCACCGGCAACACGCGGGACGAGAACGAGCGCGAGATGGCGGAGAAGGGCGGCTACTCGGACGCCTTCAAACGCGCCGCCGTCCTCTGGGGCATCGGCCAATACCTCTACGACATCGCAAGCCCGTGGGTCGCGCTCACCGACCGCTGGGAGATTGCCGACGACGAGCTTCAGAAACTCAAAGCCCTCCTGCGCGGCGAGAAGCCGAAGAGCGCCTATCAGGCTCGCAAGGACGGCGGTAGCACCGATTACCAACGGATCGAGAAAGCATTGCGCGACTGCCGCTCGATCTCAGAGCTTCAGGAGATTTGGAAGGCCGAACAGCCGGTCATTAGAAAGTGGCCGGATAATTGGCAAGAAACGCTTACCGCCGAAAAAGATCGCGTCAAAGCAGAGCTGATGAAACAGGCCGCGTAGGAGGGGCCGACCGATGTCTCATGTCTTCTATGGCAAAGAGCTGACGTTCAACGAAAAGCGCCACATGTATTTCTGGGGCGGCGAGCACGTGAAAAGCGTGACGACGATCCTCGGAGTGATCGCCAAGCCCATGCTGATCCCCTGGGCGGCGAACATGGTGGCCGAGCACATCAAGGCCAACTGCCCAACGCTCGGCGTTGCCTCCCCTGACTTCGGATATTTCGTCACTCCTGAAGCACTCGAATTTGCCCGTAAGGCGCACGCCAAGAAGAAGACCGACGCTGGCGACGCCGGGAGCCTCGTGCACAAGTACGCTGAGGACACGCTGAAGGGCGCTACGCCGTTCGCCTATCCCAACGAAACCGAGGAGGTGGTGAACGGCTGCAAGGCGTTCGATAAGTTCCGCGCCGAGCATGATCTGAAGCCGATCAACGTTGAGCGGCGCATCTTCTCGAAAAGGCACATGTACGCCGGAACGTGCGACTTCTACGGCCATGTAGACGGGAAGCTTGCGATCCTAGACTTCAAAACCTCGTCCGGGGTCTGGGATGAATTCTGGATTCAGACGGCCGGCTACGAAGAGGCCATCATCGAAGAGTTGTTCGAGCCCGGTGCTGATCACCTGTGGCGCTATCTCGTCCACCTCGATAAGTCCTCTGGCGAGTTCAAGTTGTACGGCAAGCCCCATGAACCGTCTCACCGCGAGGCATGGCTGAACTGCGTCGCGCTCGATCGCGTGATGCAGGGCCTCAAGAAGGAAGATGCACTTCAGAAGAAAGCGGAGAAGGTGGCGGCGTGACCGACATCGATCTGCTTTGCATCCCTTCGCTGATACGAGCGGCAAGCCGGGTGACCGGGCTCTCTCAGATGGAGATCGTCGGCAAAGGCAGTTGCCGTCCATACGTTATCACGCGTGCTGCGATCTCGGTCATCGCCAGAAAAGGCGGGCGCTCTCTCATGGAAATTGGCGTGGCCCTGAAAAAGGACCACACGACCGTGTTGCACTACATCCGCCGTTGGGGGGAGCAGGCCATCACGCTCGAGGTCATTGCTGCGATCCAGCAGTCTATGACCGGCAGAGCCCGCCGCATCAGAATCGTAGAATTGCCAAGGAGCCGCGCGCAGCATGAGCCGGTTGCCATCCGGCGACCCGCAGTCGTGCCGCTGCCGCCGGGTGCGGAGAAGCTCCTGAAACGTGGCCACTCAATCACAAAGCTCATGAAGACCTACCCGGACTGGAAGGTTGGGAGGGCCAGCCGTGATTGAGCTCCGTCTTGAATATGTCGGCAATGGCAAGTTCCAGACGCTCTTCCCGACCGACTTCGATGAAGCGAACGAGAAGCTGCATCAGGGCGACAAGCTCCGCGCGCAGCTCACGCATCAGCGGAGTGTGCGGCAGAACAACTACTTTCACGCTCTCGTCCAACAGGCGTTCGAGAACCAGCGCGGCGGAAAACGTCTTCCATCGTGGAGGCACCTGCGCAGCCACCTCCTGATTTCTGCAGGACACTGCGACGAGGATCGCGTGAGCATCAAGGGTGTTCCCGTCAACCTGATCCAACCCATGCTGGTCAGCCAAGCCAAGGTATTGCGCCGGCACACCGACGTGCTGGAGACCTCCTACGATCCGAAGACGCAGGAGATCGTCTATCGCACAGCAAAGAGCTGGAGCTTCAGAGAGACTGGTTCCGCCGAGGCGAAGAAGATTCTGGATCGCGTCATCGCGCAGATCGTGACGGAGATCGTGCCGGGGATGGACGTGACGCGGTTCACGCGGGAAGCGCGACTTCGCGTCGGCGGGAAGATTGAGACCGAGGAGGCAGCCTAGATGTGTGTGTGCGTTCAATGCGGTCTGCAAAGCAGCAAAATATTGGAGACACGAGCAGAGGGCGACATGATCCGCCGCCGCCGTAAATGCCAGGCGTGCGGTGCCACCTGGACGACGTCTGAAGTGGTTGAGAGCGCACCCGTCGCCACTGTCCGTGATGTTATGGCGCGCTTGCTGATCGAGGTGCGCGAGGTGAGGACGGCGGTCGATGCGCTGTTGCGGCAAGCTCGAAGGCTTGAGGCCGAGGTGTACGAAAAGCTCCCAGAACCAACTGAGAAAGGTATTGAGCATGAATATTCACGACTGGAATCCTAACGACGGAGATGCGCTGCAGGGCGATGTTTGCCTCTTCCGCATCCCGGATAGCGTCAAGCTCGACACCTCTGACGAAATCAAAGCGGCCAACGGCAGGCTGGTCCTGGCCGAGGGCGAGGTCACCGGACATCATCACGCTATATGGGATCGCAACCCGCCAACGATGTTCCGCGAGGATGGTGCTGGCGTCTCCGCTGCCGAAGCCTCTGCGATGGTCGCAAAAGCCACGAAGGCCAAGACTGGAACCGCCAAGCTCTACCGTGATCCCGCTGCCATTCGCGCGCTCGTAAACAGCGGAGAGTTGAGCACGGAGGCTCTGGCGATCGGCATCCTCGTTGTCGAGAGGCAACCGGTTGTTCTCAGCCACGATGAACACGAAGCGATCCGCATTCCACCTGGACGCTACTACGTCGGTGGCCAGCAGGAATGGGACGCGGCCGAAGCGCGTCGCGTGCAGGATTGAGGAGGGGATTATGGTCAAAAGAGTAGACGTTCTCACGCCTGCGCAGAGGGCACAGATGCCTGCATGGCGCGACAAATGGATTGCGTCTGGTCTCTCAACGAAGTTGATGACCGATGCTGATCGAACCGCCGTCGAGGCGTCGGTGCGCGCACTCTACCGACACTCTCGATACGCTGAACCGAAGGCGGTTATTTTCGTTCCGTCGCCTTTGGCACTACGTCTCGCGTCGGGTATAGCGGCGGGCGTGATCTACGCGCACAAACACGGGTGGCCGAGCGGGGACGGCCGCTCCAAGCCCTCGGCGGCGGTCGACTCGGCGGTCGACTCGGCGGTCGACTCGGCGGTCGACTCGGCGGTCCGCTCGGCGGTCGACTCGGCGGTCTACTCGGCGGTCGGCTCGGCGGTCGGCTCGGCGGTCTACTCGGCGGTCGACTCGGCGGTCGGCTCGGCGGTCGGCTCGGCGGTCTACTCGGCGGTCGACTCGGCGGTCCGCTCGGCGGTCGACTCGGCGGTCTACTCGGCGGTCCGCTCGGCGGTCGGCTCGGCGGTCTACTCGGCGGTCGACTCGGCGGTCTACTCGGCGGTCTACTCGGCGGTCGGCTCGGCGGTCGGCTCGGCGGTCTACTCGGCGGTCGACTCGGCGGTCGGCTCGGCGGTCGGCTCGGCGGTCTACTCG